TCATATATGTATTTATTTTTTGTATACTCTGTTATTAAATTCTTATGTCTGGCATAAAAATATAGCATGGGAAATAGTGTGCTGCCAAAACTCGTTATGGATTCCAATAAATCGTTTACTGTATTATTTTGTTGTTCTTCCATCTTGATACCTCTATAATAATTATAACATAAAAAAGCCGATACATTGCGTATCGGCGGTTAAAAATAAGAATATGTGATATAGGAGGAGAGCTTAACCTTGACCGTTACCAGGTATATTTTGTCTATTATCTCCAAGATTACCTGTGCCACCAAGAACATATATATTACCATTTTCGTCCATATCCACGTTGGAAGCCCAGTAATTACCCTGCGCATCGACTTTATCAAGAGGTGTCCATGGTAGGCGGTGAAGTGCAATATATGTGCTTTGGACCTCCGATGTCATATCATCTGTGGATACACCAGTTCCTTCGTTTATGATCTCCACACCGATAATGGCTGAGAACGAACCATTACCATATTCGTTCATGCCTGTAAGTGTTACATCAAACGGATATATCTGGTCTAAGTATTCCGCAGGGACTCTTTTACTTTGAACACCTATGTTATCGGTATTGGGGATTTTATTAGCGTCGCCGATTTTCTTTTGATACTCAGCTGGGTTAATAGTATTTGTTAACCAGTTGATATTGTCACTATGAGCGTAGTAATAGTGACGCTCATCGTGCATCAATACATATAAAGGTTCTCTATCAAATATCATGAATTGCAAGGTTCCGGCTATACCTCTTTTTCCTCTGGAAATACTTACAGGTTTTTCGTTACCCATAATATAAATAGGAACTTTCTCTCTCGTGACCGATACTGCAACACCTTGAACTGTCATAATCTGCATGTCATCAAATAGAGCTTTGATGTCTATGCCACTCATTGTGCTATATGTCTTTACAAAATTTGATGTTATAGGCATATTTTACCTCTCTTATGCTACGTTTGCTAATTTTGCATATGTTTCGATATTTATTCTCCTTATCTCCACAGATGTTTCAAGGGAGAGCTTGATACGTGTTTCACCAGTTATATACCCATCAGGTGATGGTATAAGTTCAACATAGAAGTCAGATAACAATGTTTTAGACAATGTAGCAAGACCTTTAAGTATATCTTTCTTCATACTGTTGAGGTATTCCATACTTCTGGTTTTACCGATATAAACCTCTGATGCGGCTCTTGCTATTTCAACAGCTATATAAACTGCATCCCTTACAAACTGTCTATCAAACTGAGATACACCTTTGAGTCCAAGTGTAGGCGCATCTGCAATTATTACTTCTCCCTGATGGTTTACAATAGTTGCAGTATATCGTTTAGCATTTAGTTTACCTATTATTTCTCTGTTTTGTATAGCAACCCCAAGGTTTTTGATGCTTCCTGGAACTTTCTTGTGTACCATGGATTCACCAACCTTTAGATTACTCTTCATGGCCGCATATACTATGGCAGAGTTGGCCATATATTGTGCACCGTTTAATACCTGAGGTATTGATACAATATATGCAGCGGCAGTAACATCTGCTTTATAATAGTTTATTGTATCTATAATATTTGCAGCTCTTGTCTTATCAGTGGTTGAATTATTTATTAATCTATCAATCCACTGATTTTGTCCATCAACCGATAAGTTTGTAGGATTTTTAACAGGTATTATTATAGAGCACTCACTCACATTTGAAGATACATCATCGATATATGGGAAAATCTCTGTGAACCAATTCATTGGTCTGTTTTCATAAGCACCTGTTTCTTCATTTGGTCCATATTCCTCATCGTCAAGATACAATCCCATAATGACATTGTATTTTCTTGGATATATTCCAACGGCAGCCATTGCTTCTTTAACATATTTAAGATACTCTCTTTTTGAATTAAACTTACCACTTGAACCACCAGAGAATCCACCGTTTTGGATTACACCTGTCGCAATTACCGAACCTGTAACTGCCGGTAATTCTGGTTGATATTCTATATCAAGTTTTACCTTAGTTCCAACAGATGGGATAGAGGCGGTATTTACAAACTTTATAATACCATTGCGACTATCTGTTAGTTCTATATCTGATTGGTCAAAGTATACATTTGTTGTATATCGGATACATGTTTTGTTTGGTTGAGGAGCCCCAAAGATTATATTGTCACCATATATGAAATAACTTCTATCACTTCCAAGAACAAGGTCACTTCTGTTTTTTGCCTCTTTGTATGTTACTTCATATCTATAAGATACATAGTATTTATCGCCAAGTGCAAAAGGTTTAGGATTTGTTCCATCTGTTTCAGCTATTGTAATGGTTCCAGCATTTTCCCCTGTTGCATTGATTGTATAGTTTGCAGCATCTAGAGTTACAGCTACAGATGCACCATTTCTCTTGACTTTAACTACAGGAGACCATACTCCACTTTCACCAGTTATTGCATAACCTGGATTCCACCCGTTTACAGTTTTACAGAATAGATCTTTTGTTATTGTTGTTTTTCCAACATCTGCTAAGTTTACCTCATATACAAGTTCATCTTCCATTATTCTGATAAATTTTGATATAGTCTGGGTACTCTCTGAAAAACTCTTGATTGGTGCTACATCAAGTGGCACCATTGTGGATCCAGCATCGGCTATATAGTCAATTGTTTGTGTAACGTATGCTTTGTTAATTGCCAATACTTTATCACCCCAGCTACTGTTTGCGTCAGTTGGATTAATATCGTAAACTGAATCGACTATATTATTTGTGCTTGTTATGGTTATTTCATAACCCTCTTTTACAAGTGGAGTATAGTATGCTCTTACTTTACTATTAAGAATCGGATTTGCATTGATAGCCTGCACAAGTTCATCTACAGAACTTATTACACCAGGGGCTCCGGGGGTTTTAGATAGTAAATACTGAACTTTTACTATGTCCCCATCATCTCCTGGTAACTCTATTCTGATAGATGTAGGAAAACCGTCGGCAGGTTCCCCGTTTTCATCAAATGATTCGACTACAACTTTTGCTGTATTATATCTTTCACTTTCTTCAAGAGACTCTATAATGAAAGAGACTTTTGGAATACTTCCACTTTCTACAGTCCAACTAAGATCACCAGTTGATGTGAATTTGTTTTCATACAATATGGCTCTAGCTGGGGATGTTTTACCTACTCTAACCAGAGCAACATCTGGACTTGCTGGAGTATTATATGCAAATTCATAAAACCCACGAACAAGTGAGGTTTCAAATTCTTTACCTGTTTGAACATTTCCAAAGATGGATTCAACTGGAGTGCTTCCAGGTCTTACTGGTGTGTTTTTGGGACCTTTAGTTGCTGTTCCAAATATGAATGTGCTATCTCTAGATGTTATGATGACTGGTTTATCATGATATTCTTCTACTATATTAACATGAACACCGTTAACTTCTTGTAGTGACATTGAATTCCTCCATATAGGAAACTTTGATAGTTCTATTATAAAAGAGTATCAGTTCCTTTGTCTTTGCTTTGCTATAGAGATTATTAAATATCGCTTAGTTCTACGTTAACGGCTATTTGTTTTATAGTATCTACTGGACCCCGAATGTGGAATTCTTGGGTAGGTATCCAATAATGTAATTTTCTAAAATGTATACCGAGATTCTTACTGTCTTCCTTTGTTTCATTTAGCCTGCTTAGTTGCACTACTCTTTCGACCCCGGCTTCTTGGAACTTCATAATATTTGAAATAATAAATCCTTCAAATAAACGGGTATATGCATCAGCCTCTATGTAACTTCTGGCACCTATGACAAATTCCACGAGGTTTTCCCACTCCTTTAGACGCATTTCATATATTGTCCCATCATCCTCTTGAAAATATCCACAGTGCATATATTTAAGTCTTTTATCACTACCGAATGGTGGGTTTGTCGACATAGGATAGCGTTTACTTACCTTATAAGAAATAAACCATGGTATCTTTCTGTGTGGCGAATCGACTGTCTGTTCAATAAGATAACCCTCTTGAGACAATACTATATCCGAACCGATTGGAGTAAATAATGGTTTTTCACCGTTGAATTTAATTTCATCTAACCATTTATAAAATCGGTAACGCATATAGATTAGAAACTCAGTTATGTCGATATTACCTGGAAGTCTGATATGATCTAATTTGTTTTTTGTCCAAATAGATACTTCTTGTAATTCCATGTCTCTGTAGCTATAGAAATCTTCAAGAGAAGAAACTCTACTATCTTTGTAATCTTCTATGGTAACTTTAACTTTCTCCATGTATCCTCACAGCTGTAGCATATATCGCCTCTATATTTCCATAATCACCATAGTCTTTTACTATGTTTTTGATTTTAAATCTATCTGTAATGATAAAGGGCGGGTCTGGTTTATTTACCGATCCATGTTTATCTATCATATAAATCAGATCGCCATTTTTAAGCATATTTGGAAGGTTTTCATCATATACAAAGGCAAAGCTCATAATGTTTTGCTCTTCAATAAGCAATGAATCCAGCGGCTGCTGCCCGGATTTTATGCTGTCGGCTTTTGTCATTACAGTTCCAGGTTTACATATACTTCTTACAAGAAAATCATCATACATATATTTAGGCCCACCGATGGCTTCATTTAAGTCTTCTCTCCAATAGGGCGATAACTGGTTTAGTCTAAATATTCTTGTAACTACCCATAACCCTTGTGGGATACAGGTGATATCACCATAAATTAATTTACGTAATTCCTGATAATTGCTTATCCAATTCATCTATTTACCTGATATATTTTTGTTGGTCTAATCAAAGTATTACCAGACTTTATTCCGGTTGTAATGATTTTTGTTTCATGTAATAATTCAAGTCCATCGTTTATACATTCATCAAGTGATTTCAGTGCATCCTCTGGTTTGAATTGGTAGTACTCTACCTTGTTGGCAAGGAGTTCCCTTGATTTTATTGCACCATGTGTTATAAACCCACTTAGTATAATATCTCTGAGCACCATACATACTATTACACTATTTAATACATTTGTTGTTATTGTATCTAAGTTACTGTTGATTTTAGATTTAAACTCAAGTGATTTTTCAAGTATTAGTTTATAAATATCATATTCCGATATATTTATGTTTGTATTTTCATTGAATCCTTTAAGTCTTGTTATTATTTGTTCAGCTGTTGCATAAACTGGATCAAGAATAGATGTAAATCTTAATACGTACTTATCATTGAATCCCTGTCTGTTAACACCCTTCACATACCCGCTATTCAGGGTAAATATATACTCACGGTTTGTTGCTATGGTGATTGGTTCGATTGTAACAGTTAAAACATTCTTATTAGCGTATACCTCTTTTATTTCAATACTATGATCTATAAAAGGATTTGTATCAAATGGTAGTTGAGCATATCTTCCGGATATTGCCGAAGGTATTACAATGTTTGCTATATCATCATTGAAGATAAATATGATTTTATCTATATTTTGCACACCAAGAGAATAATTAGATGGAATAGTATTTATACAGGTAATTGGTACATTTATACCACTATTGGTAAACAGGTCTGTAGATGGTGGATATGTATTTTCTGTGCCGCCGGGTATTACAGATGTAACATTCTCCGGTATATCAACTACCTCTATATAGGTCTTAGCAGATATTCCTGTCTTAAACCTTATAAATTCATTTTGAGACAGAATATTGTTATTTATATCTTTTATACCATTAGCATTCCCTATGATTAAAAGAATATAGTAGGTATTTATATCAAGAGACGGAGATGGTAATATTCTTATTTTCTTATTATCTTTGGTGATGTTTATATTACATAGATCTGAAAAGCTAGTATAATTCTCATTGGATTTATATAACTTGAAATAGTTCAAATTAAGATAGGAGTCATTTATCTCCTCAGTGAACTCTATTACAAACTCTTCGTTTGTAAATATATTATCGCTATTATCTTGTGGGAATTTGCTAACTATTTCAAGCATAATGTTTTCCTATTAGATGTTTAGTTTCTCACTTATTATAGTAACATATTCAGGTCTGTTTCTATTTTTCTTTTCTACATGTAGGCATTCTGTAAGAAATGCCCGTGATGTAATAGAATTGATTTTGGCCTGAAACTTCTCTATATTTTTTTCATCTAATATGAAGTTTATTCTTGAAAGCATAACTGGGTCAATATTATATATTTCCAATGGTTTCTCAGTTACCATTGTATCTGTTATCTTTACATTTCCAAATACAATTGCTCTTAGAATATCGTTTAAATCCTCCATTGTTGTTTCCTTTGTAATTTTGTAAGACAGGTTACCTGTGAATCTTGAGAGTTTTATATTTCCACTATTTGTTGCCCAATATACTGGTCCATCAGTAAGTGTTATTATAGAACCAATTAAATCGCTTGGTTTATACTCAACAGTTATACTATCATTTTGTGTTGTTTCGTTTATTTGTTCGTTTGTATCATTTACATTAGTTTTTGGTTTTGCCATTTAATCCTCCGTAATATTTATAATAATTTAATTATAACATGAAAAGAGGTGGTCTGTTTTACAGAACCACCTCTTTTAACTATGATGATGCTAAAGTAGCGAATAAGCTATGTTATATTCTAGCTGTTGTGGTATCTATTGGGTGGAGCTGTACACTATTTACGTTATCGAAAGTGTATGTTCTATCAAGAACTGCATTTCTTGCCACAAGTACACCCCTACCCTGCTCAAGAACATTCATTCCATACCTTGTTCTTACTTTTACATATTCTGTTTCTTTCTCAATATCTTGCCAATCTTCAAGCGTTGGTGCCTCTTTCTCAAAGATTATACCGCAACGTGTAGAGTCGGCAAGAATAATGTTGCTTGCATATTTGCCATTGAGAGCAGAATTTGAATTTCCAGTAATCTTATAGCAAGGAACAAATGGAGATACGATAATCTTGAATGTTCCACTTACATATCTTGATTCACCCTGGATTGTCATACCCCATGGGGTAATATTTGGGAATCCATAAGGAGAAATACCGAGTTTACCAAATACAGGGTCAAGAGGTTGTGTAGATCCACTACTATTTGGTACACCCGCACCAAATGTACCATAAGGTAATCCTCCAGGTATAGGAGATCCCCATCCGGCAGCAGGAGAAATATTAGGACCAACAACTTTAAGAGATCCAAGAAGAACATCTCTTGTGTCTCTATCTCTTTGCCACATCATCCATGTAAATGGGTGAATAATAAATGTATCTGGATTATAACCCCTTGCATTGTGCCATGCCATCATTTCAAAAAGGTCATCTACTGAGATAGCACCGTTGAAATTACCATCAATGCCTCTACCAGTAAATGAACCAAGCTCTGCATTTGTAGGGGTTGCGTTATCTTTAATAGTAAATCCTGCCATTTCGTTGAGGAGATTAAATGCTTGTTTTTCTTTATACATATCAATAGCCTGTTTTAACTGCATAAGGCAATATGCATAAATTCCCCAACCATCTGCTTCGAGAAACTCCTTAGGTGCAGCAAGCTTGGCACCGACCTTTTTAATCTCAATGCTTGTTCTAAAGCTCTGATCTGAGATAGCAGGCGATGTTTCTGGATATGCAGCACCTGGTGCAACTTCTTCAACTGTTACTCCGCCGATGGAGCGAATAGTGATTGTATAGCTCTTACCTGTATATTTAATTGTAGGGAAGAGTGTTTGTGTTATGTTGTTGGCTACAGGTGGAACTGATGCCATAAAGAGCTCAACTGCTGCATTAAAAAGCTGAGGGTATTCAAGACCATTTAGCTGATCTTTTATAGAAATATACTGACCATTGAAGGAACCGTTTTTTAGAGCACTTGCAATATCAAGTATTACGCTTTGATCAAGCGATGCTGTGTTTTTGTAAATGGTATCATTATCCTGAGATGAAATATCGAATCCAGCTTTTTGTGCTGATTCGAGTTTTGCTCTTACTGATTCGTTTATATTGTAACTTGTAAGGTTTTTAAGAAAACCTAAATCTTGTCCAGTTGTAATGTAGTTCATATTTACCTCCGTTTTATTATCTTACTATGTTACCAAATTCTACATCAGCATTAGCAAACAAGAGACTAATACCATTTGTAGAGGTATTAACAGGAGTTCCGAGAGCTGTTGTAATGGTGCCAGGAAGTGCAGATGAACTACTCACACCTGTTGCAAGCATTGCTGATTTCATGAAGGTAAATAGTCTTTTTGAAAGTCCACCAGTATCCATACCTGTAATTTGTGATCCAGGGAAGGAATCCTGATAAGCTTCAAGTGTCTGTGGTAATCTTGACCTTACAGATAAAATCTTACCAAATTTCTGGTCTGCATCGCTTGATGTAAACTCTGTAAATTTTCCATCTCTATCTGATTGCAGAGCAAGACCACTAACAAATTTCTCAATGGCTAGTGCTTTGGTATCGGCCTGGAGTATTACATACTGATGTTTACCATCTACTGCTCCTTTTATAGCTGCAATTGTATTGGCTATAGCTGTTGTAAATTCCTCGTCCTCGGATTGAGAATCAGCTATAACTACAACAACTGGTAGAGACAATACTCCAGCTGGAATAATACTATAGCCATGATCAACTATTGAATAGTTAACATAGCTAAAGCGTATATCTGCAAAAACTCTTGATGCAACTATACCTGCTGGTTTATTAGCAGCACGTCTATATTCAGTTACACCAGCTGTAGGTATTGCACCAGCTGCTGAAAATATGTAGTTATCTACATCTATCTGGCTGTATTTGTCTGTTGCTTCTACTCCGCCATTGGCTTTTACAAAGAGTCCTGCAACATCTTTTCCGTAGAGAAAATCAACTGGCTTTTTCATTAAAGCACCGGTTTCCACATTTACAGCTGTTACAATATCCCCGTTTGTATCTATTCCAGCGACTGTGTCTCTACCACCAGAGTATAGTTCTTTAGGTAATATGCTTCTTATTGAAACGATATTACCAGCAGGCATAATAACAGGAACCTCCGCATAATTATCCACATAATAGCCAGGTGCACACTTTGTTGGATAATATGTTCCATAGTTAATACCAAGACTATATCTTGTAATATCTTCTAGTGTATCGAAAACATCATATTTAGTTGTTTTCTTTTGAGGTAACCTGTTGTTAAACATAGCACCTGTAGGATTCAACATTTCAATTGTAGTATTTGCCATTTTATTCTCCGTATATTATTTTTGGCTAAACAACTCTGACATCCTGTAAGATTTACTCTTAAAGGATATACCATTCTCCTGCTGGATCTTCTTTTGACGTAGTAAAGTAATTACGTCTTTCAAATCATGATTACTCTCTATTGTAATATCAGTAGTTGTTTCGTTACTGTTTTCGCAGGAGCTCACTTCCCTTTCAGTGGGTTCTTCAGGTTTAATATCTGAATTTTCATTTATGATTTCTTCAGATTCAATTTTTATATCTTCTTGTGATTCTATATTATTGTTTATATTCTCACTATCAGAATTGCTTTCTATTTCCACTGAATTGTTATTTTCCTCAGTGTTGGTTTCTTGTTTAATATCAACATCATCTGTTGATTCTTCATTTGCACTTTTAGTTTCTATTTGATTTGTTTGTTCTTGTGGTTCTGTTTCAATATTTTGTTCATTATTAACTACATTAGTTAAGGCACTCTTAATTTCTTTATGCATCAATTCCAGTATGTCTTTTATTACACTCTCAGCTAGTGCTGAACTGATTTCCTTTTTTAACATTTGAATATGTTCTTTTGTCTGGGACGATATTTCTTTATCCAATTCGTTATTTTCATTATCTGATGCTTTGTATACATATATAGAGTCTTTCATATCTGTCTCCTGTGTTGTAGATTCTAAAGGTATTTCAGCAGATGGAAATATTCTTTCCGTTGCATTTTCATATATATTCATACTCAACGGTGTTAACTGATGATGAATTATATTCTTTATAGCTTTTGGATCATCAGTTTCAGCACTTTCGATTGTGAGGTTATACATTCGTCGAATCATTGCATTTATATTTGCAGGATTCCCAAGCACGATAGAGTTTTCTTTAAATACTGGTTTATGTATTGCAGCATAACATGATTTATCATTATATATCTTACCAAGCTCATGTGTACATTCTATACTCATGAGACTCTTACCGCAGATACTACATTTGTAATTATCCATTGCAACTCTTGCACCAACGGATGTACTTATAAATCGTCGCTGTTGGATAAGATCTGTTGTATATTCATCACCTACTTTAGAAGTCACTGGTATGAATGTTGCGAGTTTTACATATCCAGATGCTACACCGTCGTATAATTCTGTGAGTCTCTTTATATATACACTGAATACATTTGTTCCAATTGGAGTACTTCTTTCATCATGATATGTGAGAAAAGGTGTAAAGAAAGGTTCATAAAATGTCTTTACAGATGAGTTCATATTTGTAGACTGGTAATTATACATGTTTTTATCAGTATAATCCGTATGAAGAACTTCACTGATAATAATTGAACCACGACCGAAGTTATGTTTTTCTATTATATTCTTAGCTTTAGCAAGTATGGCATCGTCTTCTTTTTGAAACTCAGCTGAAAGCTTCTTATTAATCTCTATACCATAATTAACTATAACAAGATCATTATCTGGCATCATAATACCTCTAATAGTGTTTGTTTTTATTTTACTATACACTGCGATAATATGACTTGTATTTGCCGTAGACTTAGTTTTTGTTGCTACCCGGGGCGTTCTTTTTACCGTATTGATTTTGTGGCTGGTTTTGCGAATCTATCATGTTATTGATAGGGTCGTTGGTTTCTTTAAGTGGTTTTTGTACACGTTCGATGTAGAGTTGTTTTTCTTCTTCCGCGGAAAGTGGTGGTTCTTTTAACTTCCTTAATACTCTATTCATTGGTAGTATATTCCCGTGGTAAAGATTCATAGTGCTGTTTTGTATTTGTATCTGTTTCTCAAGTTTCATTTCGTTAAAAGTCATTTGAATTATGAATTCACCATATTCATTGTATAGCCTTTCATCTGTTATAGCTAATTTTAGAATTTCAGGTATAAGATAATAGTTAAACATAAAACATATAATATTTGCAAAATACATACAGTGATCTGACAATGCGTCATCTATAGAAGAAGCTGTGGATCTATTAGATGTATCACCCTCCCCTACTAAAACAGATGAAGATCCAGAACCTATCAATATTCTGGTTTTATAGTATTCAAGTAACGATGTAAGGTCACTGAGGTTTTTCAATAGATTGATAGCTTCAATCGATATTCTATGATTTGTTACAATGAAGCCATTGGCTGCCATGCTTTCTATCTGTTCTCTGACTGCTTCTATCTCATATGGATTTTTACATGGGAAATCATCTGTCCCGACTTTAGCATGAAGTATTGGAGAACCGTATTGATAAATAAGGAAATCTATTGATTCCTCTATAGAACGCAATGTAAGAATGTCATCAAGCAACTGTATGGAATAAGGTTCTGGGAAAAAATCCATGTCATCTTGGTATAGTTTTAATACTATAATATCACTGGCAGGGATCATGTTCTCATCTTGAGAATTAAAGAAAAGTGATTTGATTCTGTTATTGATGGCAAATATATTTGTGCCACCTTTTTTGGTAAATATATCCTCTTCAGGTATAATACCGACTAAGTCTTTATTTGTGTTAAATATCCATTTGCAATTGTTGGGCTTTATAATTTTAAGTTTGGATATATCGCCATTTTGATCATAAATCTTCTGGATAATACTTATTCCATATAATGAAATATCTGTATGAATAGATGCAAACAATTGTTGCAGATTGCAACTATTGTTTCTCTCAATTTGGTTTAGTTTCATTCTGGTAATTTTTATGAGGTTAACATTTTCAGATACATACCCGAAACCGTTTCGAAGCATTGTCTCATATTGTCTGGATATAGATCTTGCATAATATCCTTCTTTGGAGAAAAACTTATCTATTCTATCATAATCATAAGGTGAAGTAATAGTTATTGTATTATTAGATGCGTTATATTCTTTAGTTGCTGATTTAATAAACGTATGTTTACCAATCTTTGATTTGCTATTCAATGTATTGTTAAACATTTGTGTAGTATGTTTTATTTTACCCGTTGCTATAGTTTGCTCTGTATTGTCTTGATTTAAGTTTTCAAGTATGAGACTTACTCTCTTATTGATCTCATCTTGTAATTGTATTTCAATATCTTCGTCTTTTTTGAAAATTGAAAATATATTCATGTTAACCTCTAAGTATTTCAAATATATTATTCATAGAAACCTTTAAGTCGCTGAGTTTTACATCTGAAAACTTTTCAGCCTTTTCTATGAACTCAGCTGGTGGAATTATATTCCCATCCTCTGTAAAGAATTCTGCAATTTTGAATGGGCTCTCACAATTGCTACAGAAAAGATCTGTTTCTACTATTATATCACCTATCGGTCCTAATTCACCAAAGGTATGCGACAGAGTCGATATATCATTATCAAGTGACCTGATAACATCCTGTTCCGGTATGAAGTTTTGTCCAAATAGTGATTCTGAGCACTCATCCAGTTTCTTTGCGTTTTCTTTTGTTTTAAGCATAAGCCCAAGATTTGCCACTGTTTCCATCATTGAGTCTTGTTGTTTTTCTATTATCATGTTTGTAATCGTGTTAGGGTCATAACAATCTTTAATGGAGAATATAAGGTCTATCATTAACTTGAGAAGACTACTCAATGCTTTTAAAAATGCAAATCTGGCCCGTGATAAATATATATCATCTATCAAGGTTATATCGTTTATACGAATCTTGTCCAAGGTATTGCTAACATCATCAAGAATCCCGAATTTTAATGATCCAAGACTACAGGAAAGAAATGCCAAAAACTTATCGAATCCAAAACATTCATTGTTTATCAGGTGTCTAATCTCTGGAACTGCCTGTATATTAACAAGTATACTATCAAGTGGACCAAATAGAAGGTCTAAAAATGCAGAGAGTGAGCTAAGTAATTGAAATTTTAGTTCATCAAACATTTGTCCAAATGGTAGAATAAATCCCTTTAGGAATAGCCCCCGTTCCATCTTTCTTATAAATATGTCTATAATCTGTTTAATGAAACGCAACAGTGCCACAAACTTTTCTACTTCTTTATTTGATTGAATGGTTTCTCCCCACATTAATTCATTTCTTATCTTATTTGCAAAACCATCTTCATTTTCACTATCCAGGTCTTCGCATATAGAACCTTTAGTTATTAGTGAATTAAACAGTGATGCGATAATAACAAGTAGATATATATAACAGCATAATTGTTTTGAAGATCCCCATCTGGCAAGATTAGCCGTTCCACAGACTATCTTATCTGCGTATTTCAAAAGTTCAAGTATGGTTTTGTCAGCCGCCTCTAGATACTCCTGAAAATATGCACCAAGCTCTATGAATAGAGGGCTGCTATTGCTTTGGTTATGTTTCATAGTTGGTATCTTACCCTGGTTGGGTGAATAACCAAAACAGTTAAATATACCGCCCTTTTCTTCCGTTCTGTTATATACACTGGTACTGTTTAGTGTGCTTTGGATACTTTTACTCATTGCAAGTGCTGTATTTGCAGAATGTTTAGCAGAGTATAATGGATTTAAATCTGTTCGTGATAACTCACCACTTTTAGATCCGTTTTCCATCAAGTATTCTTTAATTGCCTTTGCCTTTAGTATTTCTTGGGTCGTGGGTATTATATCATCTTTATTTTTGTTATTATAATCACATATATTTCTAACGCTATTTTCGCCCTCAAGTTCTGCTTTGACCCACTGATCAAAGCATTTTGTTGTCGAAAGTAGAGGTTCACCGACGTTATTACCATTGAAGAAGAAAGGACTAGTGGTACAACACGTGATCCTTCTAAATCTCACTTCGTTCCATTTTTCTCTATTACATTCTATTTCATCACTGCTTGAACAGGAAAACCCGACTTTCTTAAGCAATGCTGATTCTATCTTTTTAAAGACATCTGCTATCTTATTTCCGAGACTAAATGTTTTAAGTTTATATTTCTTAAACTTAATAGAGT